TAGTTATCTCGTCTGAGTATTCCAAGCCTAATCTTTCTCCAACGTGATGTTGATCCGTTACGTTTAATCTTATCCATATATTGTTCAATTATATATTATATGAACCCTGAGTGTTGAAGCACAGAGAACGGCTTAAGTGATTAGAACCATTCTCTAGTTTGAACCCTTTCGGTTTCGCACTTTCAAACGGACGCATTATTTATTATTCTGCGTAATCGCGCCATATCATAATCAACTTGTATAAGCTATTAGGCGACTCGTTAATAGCAGCTGATTATGTCGTAACTTCTCGTTATTGTTACACGCTATGCAGATTAGGCATAGGTGATTAAGACCCTCTAACGGCCATTAAATTGGCTATCAACCAACCCTCAACCTTTACTTTAGACTTGGCGTGAGCGACCAAGGTCATACTTATATCAGTAATCGTTGTAGTTGTCTATCCTCGGGTCTTGAATCATATCGTTAATATGCATTAAGTTTTCTTTACGTGCAAGATCTAAATCTACTTTATCTTGGTATTCTTGCAGCTTCTTTTTATCATCAAGACGTTTCTGGTAACATTTAGCATCACGACAAGGCACTTCTCTGCTGTTATCGTAATCGTAGTGAAAGTGTAAATAGATTACGTTACTCATCATCACACTCGTCGTGTAATAGTTCTTTAGCAATCATCTTGGCACAAACTTTACACCAAACGTATGTCGCCATTATTTATTCAATTCTCTAAACATTTGATTTAACACTTTAGCACTTTTAATGTGTTCCATACACCATTTGCAATAGAACGCACGCCAAGCCCAACCACCACAATTAACGCACCTAGTTATGAGATCTAACATAGTTTTTCACCATTTCCCATAATGTAGCCAAACCAAACACAGCTAGTAATACACCTGCAAACAGTAATGCGTCTATGTATCTTTGTTCCATTTGTTGCCCCTGTCTTGACTTAGTGTTTTTTTTCTACTATCTTTCTTGCTTCTTCCATATCATCTTGATTATGAAAGTTTGATGCCTTGCTGAGTAAGTCTTGTGAAATTGACAGTCGTAAGACTTGCTCAAGCCTGTATACGTCTTGTGGTTTCATTCGCCCCCCTTTCTTACTATTATTGTCGCATAAACAACGCTAGTAACACCAAAAACACACCTACGAATACAATTATTGTTTCCATTACTTGACCCCCATAATTTTTGAACATTGTGGAAATGCCCTATCAAATCCTTGTCTTGCTACAAGCATCTGTGCGCGTTTATATTGTTCACGCACAGACGCTCTAGCAGGGTCGCCAGACCCCCCTACCCATTCCCACGATCTGTTATCAAACTGAAACAAGCCCCTATACTTGCCTGTCCGATTAACAGCTTGTGGGTTTAATGACGACTCACAAAACGCAATCTTGCGATAACGCTCTGGTAGTAGCTCAACGTCATTGAAATATGGGTTCATTAAAAGTATCTCTAAAATTGTGCTGTATCCCATTCTACTTTTTCGTCACTTTTAGGAAGCTTAGAAGCATTTAGCCAAGCACTAAGGTTATCTGCCAATTGTTGCTGATTGTCTAATTGGTTTTTAACTATGGTGTATGGCACAAATTCTAATTTGGTAAATTTTTCGTCTACTTCCTTGCCTAGATATTGCAGGTAAGCCAGTAACTTGTCTTTGTCCCAGTCAGTATAAACACGTTTACATAGGCTATGCAAGAAATTTATTTGCTTTTCTGTAGCAACCCGATAAGACCCAAAATAGCCTCTTTCTACACCTTCTTGTTGTCCAGATACCTGACTGGGGGTTTCTTGGCTAATTTTGCCCTCTATGGGCTTTTTAGGGCTATCTAGTGGTGTTTGCCAAGGGTCGTTTTCTGGTTTCATATTACGTTGTACTTCCTCTCTGCTAGCAATACCTTTAGTAACAGCAATACCAAGAGCTGCAATAGCGCGACCCCAAGCACTTGTTTCAAGTGTCATCATTTCAGCACCTTTAGCAAAACCTCTAGCTGGTACGCGTTCCCAAGCCCAACCACTTGCGTATGCCATTTTGTCGCGTTCTGGGTAAGCAAAGGCTTCACCATAAATGTATGATTCGCCGTTAAATTCAAGTACACCTTTGTATTGAAAGTGCAAAGTGCCTTCTGGGAATTTCTCGTAAAACATTTGTATACGATCTTTAACTTCTATGTAGTTCTTTAGATAATCCATTTAATTGACTCCTATAAATAGTCCGTAGAATTCTTGCAGCTGTTGCATTTTGTTTTCACAATCGCCATTACATACCAAAGGCTCAAAAATGCACCTAGTTCTATGGTAATAATCCATAGTGTGATATGCGTGGGTTAAGAGCTGTGATATTGGGTAAAACTGTTTATCCATTATTGCCCCTTTCGTTAATGAAAGGTTAAATCAAAGGTCAGTCAAAACACGGCATTGAATTATAACGATTTGGTAACTATTTCCAAAGTTCGCCTTCGGCTATAAATGAGCCGTCTTTGTTAAATGACACAAGTTCAGGTTTAACTTGTCCGTCCTGTTCATACACAATTCCAAAACCTGCCGACCAATTGGCTATATTTTCTTTCAAATAACTCATTTTTTTAATGTCGCAAAGATGCCCAACCTCAACACCTGTAAGTGTAGTTTGGTTGCCCCCAAAGCCATAACTTTGGCGCAAAATTCCCTGACGATGCGTATGTGAGCAGATAACGGACTTGTTTGTTTTAATTGCAAGATTGAGAGCTGTAGCCCCAGCTTGGCTAAAAAGGCGATTTTCATCTCCGTGTGCCAAAAGCCAGCCTTTAGTAAATTCTTTTAATGATCTGTTGTAGGTAATGTTTATGTCTTTATCGTTGTAACCTAAAAGGTTTTCTATTTTAATTGCGTCAATTACGCTGAAGGCTGGGGCAAATTTTGACACGTATCTCTCAATACGTGCTGTGTGATTACTGCGTTGCATTATGAAAGGCTTACTGCGTCCAATAGCACTACGGAATTCTTTGAGCAAGCCCTTCAAACCTATTATATTCTTTTGTAACGAACCTTCAAACTCCAGGCTTGTTCCACGTGCATAAGTTGATATTGTTTGTGCATCGAGCTCATCTCCGACACACAATAATTTATCTGGTTTAACGTAATCTATATAATCAAGTAAAGAATCAACGTATTGCTTTTTAATATAAGGATATTGCAAATCTGAAATTACGACGTAACGTTTAATAGTTACCTCTTTCGTGTAGGTTTCTTACCTAACTGTGAGTTAATACTATCTATAGTACTACGAATTTTTGTGACCTCAATCTGTAGGCGTGTCACTTTATCATTTAATGAACTACCACCATTAGGAAACAATTGTGTTTTCATTTTAGTTATTTCAATTGTTACTTTTATAACAAAAACAAGAAGCGTTAACAGTAAACCAATAATGCCAATTAGTTCGTTTATCATTGTCCGTCGAACCACTCAGGATCGTAAAAGTCATCGTCGTCTTCTTCAGGTGACATTGTGAACTGATATTTTTCAGCTGCAAAATTAATCATTCCAAAGACTGAATGTTGTGGCATATCTGCGTTGGCTTGTATCTTTATAGTTTTTTTGCGTCCGTCAAAAACCTCTAATAAACAAACAAACCCTGTAATAAGTTTGCCGTCTTCGTGAGCTGTGTTAATCACTTTTACTAGCTCTGAAGCCATTACGTCTGGTAGTTCAATTGTTTGTTTTTTTGCTTTAGGTTTGCTCATATTCCAAATACCTTTCCGTTAAGGTCGCCTGCCTGTGTAAAGGATATATGCAAATGTGATACGTGAGGGTTAGACCCTTTGTAGACACGCCAAGCCCAATTTTGACGTGGTGAGGCTATTCGGTGCTGGTGAATAATGTAACTGATTCTTTTGTCGCCCTTGAGTGCTATCATCTTGATATCTTCGGCTAGTAGCCAAGATTCTTTAGATGAACCTTTAACAAGGTCTGAGTCAATATCTATAGCACGAACCCACCCGTTTTTATCTGGGTTATGGTCTGACTTACGTGCGCTGTGTGATAGGTCGCCTATCCAGCCGTCTGAGCGTTTATCTCGCTTAGGATATTTGGCGTTTATTTCTGAGCGTAATTGCTCAGCTGCTTTACTTAGTCTTACTTTTTTTAGCATTAGGGTTCATAGCTCCCATTGAAGCAGCTACGACAGCACCTAATACAGCTCTGTAATCAAGGGCAAAGTCTGTTGCTTGCCAAGCTGCTAAGAAAGCAATTGCAGCTAAAGATAGTTGTTTGTAATTAAAGGATTGCATTTAGTTCTGCCTCTGTTAGTCCTGCTACTTCTGCAAGTTTTTTAATGGCTTCTTCTCTTGCCTTTTGCTTAGCCTTATACTCCGTTTCAAGTAGTAATGCTTCTTGAGCAATTGCTTCTCTATCTGCCAAAAACGCTTCTTTATCTGCGCCAGTTAATTCAATAATTTGGTCATCTATACCAACCATAATTTTATTGGTTGAGGCCATAAGTAATAACCTTTCCTGAAATCGTACCCGCGCCTGCTAACAAAGTGTATCCAGTAAATGAAGTAGCAGATTTGTGATTAAAGTTCATTAATTCTGTTCGTACTCCATCTTCTGTTCTTAGTTGTGTGTTAAAGGATTGACCAACTGTGTTTTGTGCTAGAAAAGGAAAAGCTAAAGACATATCAACAATAGAAGTTGTAGTATTTGCTGTTGCACCATATTCAGAAATCTGCCAAAGACTTTGATTTGTGGCTCTTGCAGCAACAACACTTGTACTATCTATTTCTGTTCTTTCTCTGTTGTAAATACTTGAACTATTATCAGCACCAGAAACTCTTAGTCTAACATTCAAAGTTTGCAGGGCTGAACCAAAAACACTAATAAAAATTTTGTAGTAATCATAGGTTGCACTAAAAACATCGTTGATTGATTGACTGGCTACTCCAGAGAAAGAGGTAGTGTTTAATAAAACCATTCCAGCCTTTTTAGTACCAAGGGCTGTATTCATTGAAGTGTCAATAGCTGAACCAAGGGTTCTAATAGCTAGTGCGCCGTCTTTGACTAAATCTGTGTTATCAGGGGTAGTCCACCCATAATTAGTGGTAGTTGCCATTGTTCTAGTTTATCCTTTTCTTAAATAACGTCAAGCCACGTAGTTGTGCTGTCAAGGTTTTGCCATTGGGTTAATGGGTTGTAGTCTTCCCATTGTACATCAAGAGAGCTGTAGATTGAGTTAGAAATTGCTAGATCTAAATCAAGGCTGTTTTTTGATAATGTCCAAGTCCAGCCTTCACAAAAACCTTCAAACACTCCTGAGGTAATTATGCCTGTTGGAATGTTAGTTATTGCTACAAGTGTGTCCATTGAAACACCAAAGAATGAATTACGTACAGCATCAGTTATGTTCGGGTTAGATAGGTTCAATGAAACAGAGTCTAAGGACACTTTAGGTAAACCTCTAAGGGCAACTGTTCTAGCAGCTTGTTCTTGGGCATCAAGTTGTTCAGCCAAAATGGTTGGCACAATTTGTTGCAACAAACCATAAGTATTTATGCTTGTGTCATTCTCGGCTGCTTCTTCGGCAATTGGATCGTTGTATTGAATGACTACGCTGTTGATAATGTCTGCTGTTTGTAAACGTGTGGTAAAACCTGCGCTTGAAAGAATGTCAGCGTCAACGGCTATAGTGTTTGTTCCATAGTTAGTTGAACGTCTTTCAGCATCTGCATAACCAATAAGTCCGTCACCTGTTTCGTACAAATAACCCAAACCTGTTGTGGCTGTCACATCTGTTAATTCATTAGCTTGTTCAACTTGTGCTGAACGTGCTAGCACTTCATAGCGTCCATTGTCAATAACATCTATGCCTTGCACACCATAATCTTGCCAAGTTTCAAGTGCTGGTAAATCGTTCCAAGTCGTTAGATTACTCAAATCTTCCCAAGCTGTGTAAAGTGTTTCCTCAAGTATTCGTTCAATGCGTTGTCCGTCAAATTCTTGTGGGTAAGATACTGCGCCTGCGTAACGTTTAACAAGTAAACCAAGGAAACCTATAGCCTGCACTTGTACTGTGTTTGCATACTGATCATTTGCCCCAGCACCTTCAAGAGTGTTTTGGACACTTGAAACTTCACCTGTAAACAAATCAACAAACACATTATTTGTGTCTTTAACTTGAATATTTACTACGTCTAATAAGTTAATTGCTGGGCTTGTACCAGATAAGTTAATCAGTTCAAGATTACAATAACCTGGTTGTGTTGGTTCAAAAAAGTCATTACGTCCTGCTGTAATAGTTGCGTTACTTAAAACCTCATTAGTGTATTCAACACCAGCAATACGTATCTTAAATGTGGGTGTGTAAATCGTCATTGGTTATCTAAACCCAAAGTTAAATGGCTTTATTCCTGTCGTCTTTAACGCTGTGTTTTGTACTTTAGTAATTGTTCTAGCTGTGCCTTGTGGATCTACAGCACCTTTAACGTTGTTAACAATATTTACAACTGTTGATGCTGGTCTGTTGAATACAGAATTAGGGTTTGCTTGTGGTATTAAGGTTGGGTCAATTCTTCTTTGTGATTCTGATTCTGCAAAACGTTGGCTAAAATCAAGAAGCTGTTTAAATGGTCCAAGTACAGCATTTATTGCACCTAACAAACTATCTATTGCGTTAACCATAGTTGTTAGTAAATTAACAAATCTAACAAAACCTGAGTCAGCACTTGTTGCAACATCTAATTGTCCTGACAAACTGCCAAGACCTGAACCAAGATTACGTAAAGCCGTTCCAAGATTATAACCTGCGTTTTCGCCTTTATTTGTGGCTTCTTGAAACATTCCTAATGCTGGGACAACTGATTTCTTTTTACCTGTTAAGCCGTCAACAAGTCCTTGTAAAGCAGGTGCAAGAGTATCTGTTGCAAAGCGTGCAAACTTTTCAAGTAAAGGTAAAAGTGCTTGACCTAAACTTTCCTTTGCTTCATCAAGAGAAATTTTGATACGAGCCATACGTCCAGCAAAAGTGTTAGCTGCAACGTCTGCTTGTCCAGCAAAAGTTTCAGATAAAGCAATAACAGCTGCGTCAAAGTCTTTAGATTTAATAATGTTTTCGTCAAGTGGAACACCGATACGTTTTAATGCGCCTAGGTTGCCGTCATAGGCTTTACCAAGTGCTTCTGTAACTGTAGCAAGGTCTTTACCTGTACCAGCAGATATGTCAAGGGCTAATGTTTGTAGTTTTTGTGCTTTGGTTATGTCTTGTGTTGATCTAACAAGTCTGTCAAGGCTTGGACGAAGCTGGTCATCTGCGACACCTGTAGCTCTTGCTGTTTTGTCAATAAAATCTTCTGTAGCTGATATTTGTGCGTCTGTGGCTTTAGTTGTGTTCTTTAATGTTTGGGCAAGGCTTTTCATAGCCTTTTCGTCTTCTATAGCTGCTTTAACAGTGTTAATACCTATCTTGATAGCCATAGCACCTGCAGCTGCGCCAACGGCTGCAAAAGCCAAAGCACCAGCCTTCAATGCGCCACCAAGTTTGTCGCTAAAACTTCTTGTTTCTTTATCGGCTTTATCAAGACCTTCAATAAATTGTTTTGTGTCAGCAAGTAACGCAAGTTTTAATGATCTAATTTCAGCCATTATGCAGCTCTACTTTTCCACTCGTTAGCAATTTTTTCATATCCTTGTAGCCATTCTTTTACTATTATAGGCTGAAAACGTTCTAAAGCAATAAAGATGAACCAACCACGATTACCCCGACCTTTTGGAGTACTTCTGGGTGGGAATTGTTTATATTGTTTTGAACCAAATTCCGTACCAAACAATAATGTGCTTGCAGTTGCCCCAGAACGAGTAACTTTTCTAGTGCCACCTAAAGTAAAATTGGGTGCTTTATCAGATTTGTTAGTTTTTAACGATTTCATAATAGCGTCTGCTTGTGCAGGGTTTGGTGCATTGTAAGCATAAGCAGTAACAAATTTAGCTGCTCTTTCAGTTAAATCATTTGCTATTTTTTTCATATCGTTTTTGGCTATGTCGTCCATACGACCAAAAGTTGCAAGCAGTTTACGTAATTCGTAATCGTCTACTTTAACTCTAATTGTTTTATTTTTATTGCTACTTTTACCTGATACTGGATTAGCCATTATTGCGCTCGTTCAATATGTCGATTGCCGTAGCCCATATTTCGGGTTCTGCATTGAGCCAATAATCGGGTGTTATCCCAGTTGCTATTGCTAGTTCTACTGCTGTTCGCCCAAGACTTCGGGCTTGGTAAAATTTGCTGTCTCAAAATCAGAAGCTGCAATAGAGACAACTTTGTTTTTCCAAGTGTCAAAACTTTCAATCTTCTTTGTGACACGTTGTTGAATTTTGTGACCAAGGAATAAAAGTAATGAATTGCTTGGTGTGCTTTCTTCCATAAGAACTTTAACAATAGATCTGTTGTTATAAAGTTCTTTTTCTGCCATAGCAAGTTCGATAGGTCTTGT